GCTCAACCAGCCCGCTATCAAGGCGGCGCAACTCTTGGAGTTGCTCCTTGGACAGTGCGGCCAGTGCGCCTACCGTGCCCTCGGCCAGCACAACATGGGTATTGGGGTTCATGCCGTAGTTGACCACGGACACGTCGCCCTTCTGCAAGCTGACCTCGTTAATGGTCCGGTGGGTGTAGTTGGTGTCCCACTCCTGCTCCTTGACCCGGAAGGAGAAGCTCATCTCGTCCAGGTCGCCACGCCGCATCTTGGGCAGTAGGGCTTGTACGTCGGGGTCACTGGGGTCCAACCGGGCCTCAACCATCAGTCCACGGCGGTCGCTGGTCAGGGTCATGGTCCCACTCTTGGTGCGCGCCAGTGGTGCGCCAGCGTGGTTAAGCAGCAGCATGACATCAGGCTGCGCCTGCAACGTCTTCTCAAAGCTGTTGGACCGCAGTTGCTCAACCCATCCACCCAGCTCAGGGCCACCGTAGCAGTCGTAAGGTTCATAGGTCGCCGCATAGCCGCGCAGGATTACCTGACCGGAAGCCTTGTCCTCGCGGAACTCCAAGGGGGTCGCACCGCTGCGCTCTTCACGCACATCGAGGATGCGTTCCCGATTCTTAAGCGCGGTCATGGTCGCTCCGTTCCTAGTGGCCGTTCTTTCGCACGGTTCTTCTTTCTCTGCCAACGACTTTTCTTCTGAGTTAATGATTCCCGCTGTCCACGACCTTGCGGGATCGCCACCCCATGCGGCCCATGCCACGCGGCCAGCAGATGGATAGCCCTCATCCCCCGCGTTCCAGCCTTTGCCCTTTTTATCGCTTTCGTGACGCGCTAAATAATTAGCAATGCGTCCAATGGTGTCGCGGCTGACTGAGGCACCCCGCGCCAGGTCGCTTGCCCTTTTGCGGCCCACATCAGTAAAGCCACCCCCGGCGTGACCTTCTTCAATCCACTTAAGGGCGCGCTTGGCCTCAGCGCGTACCCCGCTAGGTGGTCCGAAACCAACCTCGCGTTTGTAGTCCATGCCAGTCCTCTACTGTGGTGTGATCCCATAAGAATCTCATCTAGTTGGCCCGAAGTCCTACAGGTTTGCCATTACGCGGCGGAGTTTTCTCTCCACCGGTAATCGTTTTGCTTGGAATGTTGCCAATTTCCTTGAGCTTGTCGTTGATGCTGTCGCCCACGTTTTCGCCGTTGGCAGGCTTTTCGGCTCCTGGCGCAGCAGGGGCTTGGGCTGCCGCGTCGTAAGGGAACTCTGTAAGCGACGTGGGTTGCAGCAGTATGTCGCCACCCTCAACCGGGTCCATCTGCTCCATAGCGCGCACCTCATTAGGCGTCAGCCAGGTGCCCTGGATGGCGGTCTTGTAGGCGTTAAACCTGCCTTCGGTATCGCCACGCAGCAATGCGTCGTAGTCAAAGCGCACAAATTGACCGCGTGGCAGCAGGGCAGAGAGTTCGGATTCAATACAGGCTGTCCAGGCGCTAAACGTGTAGGTCACGGCACCCAACGTGATCTGCTCGACACCCGTACCCCAGGCGGTTGTCTCCTTGGTGTCGCCAATGAGAATGGGCGGTACGCCATACATCATGCAGATTTCGCTGCGTTGGAACTGGCGCGTTTGCAGGAACTGAGATTCCTCGGGCGAGATGGAAAGTGTCTGCCACTTAAACCCGTTAGTCAGCACCGCAGGCATCCTGCGACCGCCATGACTGCTGATCCAGTTCTTCTGCTGGCGGCGCACCGACCCTTCATCAAGGTCTTGGTCAGTAGACAGCACGCCAGACGGGTTGGCTGAGTCCTTGAAGTAGCGGTAGCCGTACTCTTCCGCCGACAAGCCCATCCCAATGGCAACTGCCGCCTGACGGATGGGCGACAGGCCCAAAGGCTCCCCCGGCATGGTAAACCGCCGAATATGGATCATGTCTGCGCTGTCGATCTTCTCGCCACCGACCCGGTAGATCGGGTCAAACCACATGGTCACGTCGGGGCGCATTTCCAGGTGAACAAGGTCGGGATGTAGGGGCAGGAGCGCAGTGGGGTAACCGGCCCGGTCCCGAGCGGCGACCATGTGGTACGAGTTGCCGCGCAGGGCCATGGACGCGACGACCATCCACTTCCACTGGAACAGGTCAAACGTCGGGTAGGGCTGTTGGAGAATCTGCGGCTGGCTGGCTAGCTCCTTGGGCACCCCGTTGCTGTCCCGGCGGTACGCCTTCCACGGCAAGCTAGCGATGGTGTCAGCCAGTAGCCGCACACAGGCAAACACGGTCATGTTCGCCATTGCGCGGTGTGTGCCGACGTAATCATCCAGTACAGCGCCAGCCGAACCGGGCGGCGGGATGAAAGCACTAGAGGTCAATGTGCGCGATTCCTGCCCGGTGGGCAGCGGCCCATCGCCGCGCGCAATCAACCTGCCGAGAATGCTCATACGGTCGATAGTCCCATTATTTAGGTCGCATAGCCCACGGCGACACCCAACAAGACGAGTAAAACACCTAGCAGCATACAGCCGAGCCAGGGGGCCACCAGGAAGCCACCAGTTGATACCGCGCCAATACCTGCCAGCTCTAGGCCGGTAGAAATTGATCCGCGAACGTCAATTTTCCTGCGTTCCTTGGCGACCGGCTTGGCCTTGACTGGAGCTTCCCGGCTGGGGGGGTCCACTAGCCGAACTGGATCATCCACCAGGCGAATACGTTCGCGTGGCTCGTAGTCGTCATCCTCGTCCGGGGTGGCGTACAACCGTTCTGCGCCGCCTAAAAATGAATCACTCATTCGTTTTGCACCTCATTCCATAGGTCTTCACCCTGCTGTTCCCATTCCCTAATAGTGTCCTCATCGGGCCACAGGTGTACCTCTGGCGGCGTCACTGGTGGCTCATTCGCCAACCAGGCCGCTGCCACGCAGGCAATAAGCGGAGACACGTCTACGGGCGAATTGCGGCGGTCAAACACCCACGCATCACCAACATTGCGTGCCACGCCACTGTTTGCGGCACGGTCAAGAAGGGCGGCAGGTCGGTGGTTGACCCGGTGTTCCACCACCATGTCGTAGAAGTCGGCACAGCCCTTGGCGACCTCCTGGCCCGGTCCCCAGGGGAATACCTTGACCCCGGCGCGGGCTAGTTCGTCTATGAGGCCCGATGCGGGCGCACCAGTCTTCTGTATTGCCACACCCGCGAACTTGTCCTTACGCTCCGACAACCAGTCCACCACCCAGTCCGTGCCTCTTGCGGCCTGGGCTATCTCTATGTGCAGGTTGCCGTCTGCGCGCCGTGCGGCAATGGCAACGAAACTGCGCGACCGCTCATAGTTCACGTCCAAGGCAGCGTAGATCGGTGCGTCATCTGCCCTCTTGCTGGTGTGGTCGAGAGTCTCAGCCCAGTGTTCGGCCGGGATGATCCCCGGCTCAATGCTGTCTACCCACTGGCACAAATGCTCAGTCTGGAAACCCGGCAGGTTGCGGATTTCCATGGCTTCCAGGTAGCCCCGCAGGTCGTCAATAGTGAAGTCGTTAAGCATTCCCATGGCGGGATTCGCCATGTACCAGTAGGCCGGGTCGCGCGGGTCGGCCTCCATGGGCACGGACCACTCAAAGTACCCAGTCCTGGTGTTTTCTGTCTCTCCCGTCAGCACACGCCGCATGGCACCATCTCGCAGCGCGCGCAGCACCTCCGACCGCTGGTCCCCGGCATTACTGGTGCAGACCACTTGGGAGTAGGTACGGACGGTGGTGGTCGGGACAATAGCGTTCCAAGCGTCCCAGGTGGTGTGTTCTCGCAGCTCGTCCAGCATCGCTATGTCCACGGACAGCGACCGGGCACCCTTGCGGGAAGCGGTGGCGGCGCGCCAGTGGCGGCGGTTGGTGAGGATGGCCCGGTGCTTGCCGTTGGTGACCCGGTGGTTAATCAACTCCCGCGACAGCAGCGGGTTCTCGCGTATTTCGTCCACTACGTCCTTAAGCGTGGACTCCGCATAGTCAAGGTTCTGGGCGGCAATGATGGCCAGTCGCGCACCGGGGCAGTTCTTGTCAGCACGGCCATACCGCGACAGGAACAGCCGCCACAGGCCAAGTCCTTTTAGCCACCGCGTCTTGCCGTTCTGCCTGCTAATGAGGATGCAGAGGATTTGGAACCTAAAACCGGCAAGGTCTTCGCCCTTCTCCAAGGCGTGTATGTAGAGCCAACGCTGGTACGGCAACAGCGTCCAGTGGCACACCACTTCCAGGAACTCAATGGTGTCGAATCCCCAACTGGTCCGGTCATTCAGGCCGCAGCCACACTCACAGAACTCCTTTGCCCCCGGTGTATTGATATTCTTAGCCAGCGGTGGGGTGTGCAGGCGCGGGGTGGTGGACCCGATCCTGTAGTCATGTTCTACATGCTCAAGCGTGGCCGTCACGTCGCCTCAGCATGGACCTCTGGGTGGACAACACTGTCGCCGCCCCTGGCGTGGCGGGAGCGATACTTGGCGAGGTCGTCGCGTGGGTCAACGCCACCCTCATCCCCGTCAAGCAATTCGTTCGCCGGTGGCAAAGCCCCGACGCGCTCTTCTTCGATGTCATATAGCCTAGCCTGCTGTTCTAGCAAACGTCGCGCAGTCTCAATTGCCTTGAGGTCCTGCTGTGCAACCTTGGGCCAGACGGCCTTGAGCAGCATGTCCAGTCGGGCCATGTACAGGCTTAGAGCTTGGTCGGTGACGAGCTTTTGATGGCGTGCTTCGTTTTTTAGCTCCACCTTGATGATCTGGTGGACGCGCTGCCCGGTCAGGTTGACGGCACGGCCAATCTCGCGCTCACTATGCCCAGCGATAAACAGGGCCATGATGCGCGCGTTGCGGCGCGAAATCTCATCCCTGGATAGCTGCGGCGGCGGGCTTTTCTGTCGCTGCCCCTCGGGTGGACTAAGCGGCTTGTTGACCTTGGCTGTCACTCTGGACCTCCGGTGCTTGCGGTTTACTTTATTGAAGCAGGGCGACAAGCCAGTAGGTCATTGAAATCATGGCTATCACGCCTACCCACTGGATTGTCGTCACTCCAAAATAGTAAGCCATCAGCCAGCCTAGTGGCGTAACGCCAGCAGGCTTATTTCAAGCAGTCCGAGAAATAGTTATCTCTTTTTGCTTTTGCTATCGGCCACCACCGACTGTGGAGCAACAGCAAAAGCGACGGTCTTCATCATTGTTTCGTTGTTGGCGGGGATGCCGTCGCCGTACATGTCCTCCAGCGTGCAGTTCAACGCACCAGCGTAAGCCGGGAACGTCTTGGAGAACTCGCGGCGCACGGGGCCGTCAAGGGTGGGGATTTGGGCGCACCGGAACATAAAGCCCTCGTCAAGAGCCTGATCCTCGGTAAGGACCAGACCCTTCTTCGCCGTGAAGTCCACGACCCGATTCGCCTGGTTGACCTGCTCCACGGCGTACAGCCACGGGTCTTCCTCAACCGGGGTGGGGGTTTCCTCCAACAAGCCGTTGTCCACGTCGGGGTTCGGGACTTCCTCCACTGGTGGGGTCGCCTCCACCAATTCTTGGTCGGTGCCCTGGTCCACCTGGGGGGTCAGGTCAGGGTTGCCCTCCGGCGGTGGCGGTGTCGCCTCGACCAGCTCCTGGTCCGGCTTCTGCGGCAGGGTCGGCACAGTCTGGTCGGGCGTGCCACCAGCTCCTGGTCGGTGCCCCTGGTCAACCTCGGGGGTAATTAACGTCGGCTCGGGCGTCGGCTCGGGCGTCACCTCGACCAGCCCGTTGTCCACGTCAGGGTTTGGGACCTCAGCGGGCGGATCGGTCGGCTCCGGGGGGTCGGTCACCGTCGCAGAGAGGATGGCCGCGCCGTCCGCGAACTCCCACTCGAAATCGTCCTCGACCCAACCGTCAAAGGAAGTCTTGTCCTCAAGCGCAATAATCAAACGACGAGCCATGACTAACCCTCTCGCGGAGTAGGAACATCGACCGGTTCGGACGGCTCAACCGGCGGGGCAGGGGGCGGGGGTGTGACAACCTGGGCGGTGAGCGACAGCGCACTGCCATTCACTTCGCAGGAGTAGGACTCCTTCTCGACAAACTGGACGAAGTGCAAACGTCCATCCACTCGCACGTCCAGTCGGACGCCTTCTTCAATATCGGCCATGGCAACCACCCATCCCTTGCGGATCAATCTGAGCATATTGTAGGGGTCCAGCACTGCAATCCGACACGCGCAACGCCGTCAGGATTTGGGCAGCCGATCCGACGTGTTATGCGTAAAGAGCCGGTTGCGCAAGTCGATAGCCGCAGCGTCGGCTTGCTCCAGAGTGTCGTGCCGACCGCCCTGGTAGTTCTTTCCGTTAAAGCGCACGATCACGCGCCACCGGTTCTTCTCCCAATAGACCCCGCGCTTACCGGACGCACTATTGCGGTATGCACCCTCTAGGTTCTGGGTGTTCTGGCTGCGCGTGGCTTCTCGCAAGTGGTCGGGTCGCACACAAGCCCGGTTGTGGCAGATGTGGTCGATTAGCATTCCCGGTTCCGGCTGCCGCACCAACTGGGTATAGCTGTAGCGGTGCGCCTTGACGTGGACGGCTCCTACGGAGAACTCCCCGTACCCGCCCGCGTTGGTGCAGCCGACCCATTGCCAGCACTGGGTAAGCAGTCCGGTTTCGGAAGTGGGCATAGGACCCTCCCGGTTTACCTTCGACCAAAAGCGGGCCATGGGCGCATTTCTCAGCCGTGGCGGTGGCTTGAGGTCCTTGCCGCCCTTCCATCTGAGGTAGTGCATATCGCATAAACCGCGTGCGTGCAGGGCTTTTTTGCAATCTCCAAACGTGCAGGTGACTGGCGGGTGCAGTTTACGTTTTGCCCCCGGCGTTTTGCATCCACCGCACATGGGGTAATGGTATCCGCATCCATGCCAAACCCAAAGAACATTCCCACTGGCGTTGCCTGTGCCACCATACTTGCCTATAATTAGGGTACATACGGTGGCAACGGGTCGCCGTGGAAAGGTAAGTATGACATGACTGGAATCGTTTTTGGGGCTATTTCGATAGGCGCGTTTCTTTTGTGCGCTACCTGCGGGAAACTCGACAGTTACCGCGTGTTTGCATGACGGTCCCCCTACTGCTCCTGGCCTTGGGCGTACTGCTGCTAGGCATCTCCGTCACGGGCTTGAAGGCAACTCGACAACATACTGCTGGCGTTTTCGGGCCGATCCCCTGTGGCCTACCGTCACCGGACTGCCAGGACTTCTGCGCTGGAGAAGCTGGTCACGACGGCTGGTGTCACGACGGCAGCATTGAGTGGCGCGACGACGTGTACAACATCGACCATTGGGCCAGCACCCAGGAGCGCACGGCGTTGGCTATAAAACAGCCCGTTACCGTCAGGGCCAGACTGGAAGCCGGGACCGTCAAGGTGGCTCGACCCGCCACGAACCCCGTCGCAAAGTGGGCACCCATCGTGGCGGTCACTCTCGGCGTGGTCATCTTCTTTATCTCCATGGTCACTGACCCACGCGACCCGGCCCCAAGGGAAGCCGATTGCGCGGAGCAGTGGATCACGGCGGCACCGGGCAACCCACTCTGCGCAAGTAGCCCCGACAGAAACCTGACCGGCGACCAGCTTTTACAGAAGTACTGCGTCGGGACGGGCAACAAAATGATCTGTAACGACAAAACACTAGGCGTACCCAAGGAGATGAACCGATGAAAACATATGTACGAACTGAGCGGCGTAACGGCTACACCAAGCTGGTGGTGAGTCGGCCAGGGCTGACCCGCATGGCAGAGATCATGGACGACGGCGGCGTGGTCGTGTTCGGCACGTTTACGCCCGACGACGTGGCCGCGTTGGTTGAGGCGGCATACGCACTGGGCAAGGGAGGGGACCTGTGAGCGACAACCCAAACAAGGGCACCGTGTGGGTTTTGACCATCATTGCCGTGGACAGGATGTGCTACGCGGAAGGTCCCGACGTGCGAACCCTGGTGTACTGCTATGTGGACGATGCCGTGAAGTACGCCCAGGACTGGTACGTCAGGTTTACCGGCGACGACGCGGAGGACGAAGCCGAAACACCTCACGTCCTGACGACATTGCAGATGGGACGCTACATAAGCCTTGAGCGCGGCAATATGGACCTGGAAATATCCATCCGGGAAAAGCCGGTTTTGTAGGATTACTCCCGTAAAGGACGGGAGAGCCATGAGAACAACCCAGAATGCCCGCTATCGCGTCGATTTCTTCGATTCCGCGGGATGGGTGACCGTTGTCGTCACGGAACTCAAGACCGGACTTAAGACCCAGGCCACGGCGGGGGATGCGACTAAGGCACAGTCGGTGGCAATGGAGAAGCTAAGGATTAAGAACTTGGGCTTGCGCCAACTTCGCAAAAGCCAGAAGAAGAACTAACCCAACCCCAAGGCCGACAGCAGGGGGGCGTGTGTCGGCCTTGGGGGGTGGCACGCTATCGCTGTCAGCGGGCGGTAGCGGCCAAGTTCGGGTTAGTAGTTGTCTCCCGGCTGTCCGATACGTTGCGACCCCTGTGCTGGCGCACAGGCGATGCTGTTGGTGCTGTCGGTAACCCCGGAGCAAGTGACCTGGGTGGGCGCGAAGCTTGACGGTCGGGTAGTCACCGCAGTCCCGCTGACAGTCAGTGGCGGTGGCTTCATGGGTATGGGCGTGGACTGTCGGGCTTCCGCTCCCGTAGCCAGGGCAACGCCTGCGACGATCGCGCCCAGTCCCATGCACAGCATCAGGGTTCGCATTGATCCGACTCCTCAAGTACGTCAAGGACGGT